GATCCAACTAGCGCCGCTCAAACACAGGCGCAGTTGCAGAACACGCTCAATAAAGGCACGAATCCAGCGCAAGCCAATAAGAACATTGGATCGCTGAATGCGTCCGTTGTTCGGCTCGGCAATTCTATCCGCCAAGCTGGCTTGGTGTTCTTGACGTATTTCGGTGGGCGAATGCTTATTCGCTTCGTCGAAGACTCGGTGATGATGTTTGCCAAGTTCGACCAGAAACTACAACAGTCTATCGCCATCATGGACAAGGTAGACGCGACGATGCGCCGGAAGCTCGGCGACACGGCGCGTCAGGTGTCACGTGAGTTGAACCTATCGGCGGCTGATGTCGCTGAAGGTTACTACTTCTTGGCGTCGGCTGGCTTCACAGCCGAACAATCGCTCAAGGCGCTACCAGCCATTGCTACGTTTGCGAAGGCCGGTATGATGGATCTGGCAAAGGCCACCGAACTTATGACCCAAGCGCAGTCGGCGCTGGGTATGAAGTCGGAAGATGCTAACCAGAATCTGATCAATCTTCAATATATCATGGACGCGATTTCCGCCGCCGCCGCTAAGTCTCAGGCGACGATTTCGCAATTCGCTGACGCGCTCAGTAATAAGGCTGGCGCGTCGCTACGCATGTTCCACAAGGACGTATCTGAGGGCGTCGCGGCACTTGCAGTTATGGCTGATCAAGGCGTCAAGGGACGGCTAGCTGGCGAGCGTCTTGACATCTTCCTGCGTCAGGTCACACAGGCCGCGACCAAGCACGCGTCGGTCTTCAAGGCGTACGGCATCACGATCTTCGATGGTGCTGGCAAGATGCGTCATTTCGCCGACATCGTTGACGACCTTACCAAATCGCTTGGTAGTCTCAGTGATGAGAATCAGGTGCTGGCCTTGGAGCAACTCGGATTCCAAGTCCGTACTATCGCCGTTATCAAGTCGTTCATTGGTATGGGCGACAAGATTCGCGAGTACGAGACATTGATGAAGAGTGCTGGCGGCGTTACTGAGAAGATGGCGAAGGAACAACTCAAGACGCCGATCGAGCAATTCGGTCTGATGAAGCAAAAGATTAACGACGCCAGAATGGAACTAGGAGAAGCGTTGATTCCAGCGTTGACGGATTTTGGTAACGCCATGGCGGATGAGAATGACCCGCTTAGCGCTGTCAATGCACTACGCGCATTTACCAAGTATCTAGTCGAGAATGGTGCTCAGCTTGGTAAAGTTGCCGGTGCATTGATGTGGTTCGTTACTGGAGCGTTGTCGTTCTTGGTCGATTCGTTGAATATAGTTGCTGACGTCATCGTGGTTGGTGTGAATGTGCCACTTATGACGCTTGGATTCATCGTATCTGGCGTGACGATCCTTTGGGGCGGCATGACTCAGGCTGTCGGCGATTTCTTACTCGCAGTCACAGACGGTGCGCTAGGTAAGGGAATTTCTGATCTCGGTAAGAAACTGATAGGTCTTGGTATGGCGGCTGGAGCATTCAGCAAGGGACGCGCTGAGAATTCGTGGTCAGCAATCGAGGACTTTGTGAAGCGTGGGTCTGGTGGTCTCGCCGGATTCGGCTCCGGTGGCCGCGATCGTAAGATTCCGCGTCCTCCTAAGGGTAAGCCGGATGTTCCAGGCGGAACGCCAACAAATGATGATCCTCCGATTGTTCCAGATGAAGAGGAAGAGAAGAAGCGCGCGAATAAGATTGAAAATCTCATGGATCGTCTCACAAAGACGATTCTTAGACATAGTAAGGAGCGCACAGACGACCAACTAGAGGACCTACGTGAGCTAGAGCGTGAATTCAAGAAACTATATGGTGCCAAACTGCCGAAGGCCGTGCAGGACGGCCTCAATAAGCTACGCGAGCTTATCGGTAAGGAAGGCATCGCAAAGATGCATACTGACGATCTTGATAAGTTTATCAAGACAGTTGATGATCCTACCCGTTGGGACACGCAGAATCTGCTTGATTACATCGACGAAATGACAGCGCTTCGCGAGACAACGGAAGAAGGTAGTCTCGCTTGGGCGATGTACACAGACGCCATCAATAAGGCGAAAGAAGCACTCGATGATTGGTCGCGCAAGATCCGCGAAGAAGAGGATCGAGCGCGCGAGGCTGATGCACGTAAGCGTGCTCAGGAAGTCGAAGAGCGCATGCGTAGAATACGTCGTGTTGGCGAGCAAGCCGCAGACGCAATGGCTGACGCGTTTGAGCGTTTTGCTATCGTGATGGTGCGTGGATCGAAGCGAGGCGAGGACGCGTTCGAGCAATTGGGTCGATCGATTTCCCGTGCGCTTATGGGCGCCCTGTCTGGATACGCGATGACACGCGCTCGCGCGGCGTATGCCGAGGCGGCAGAAGCGATAGCTAAGGGCGTTGGTTACCTGTCAAGTCCGTTTACGAAGCAGTATGCGGCTGGACAGTTCGCCGCCGCCGCTAAGTTCGCGGCTGTAGGTACAATGTGGGCCGCTCTGGGTGGTTTGGTGGGTGGTGCCACTACGACGAATAGCGGATCAGGAATGCCTGGAAATGCCAGTGAGCTTGGCGGCAAGCGAGTTGACGATTCGCGCAACGAAGGATCGACGATCAATATTTACATTGATGGCGTCGATCCGAATAATCCGCGTCACCAGCGTTTGCTCGGCGACACGATTGCTGAGTACTCTGAGCGCACGGGCGGTACGATTAACGTAAATAGGAGATCGGCATGAAGTGGGTTCCCAAGATCTCATATGGCACAGGGCCAACGGTAGTTACGTTTACACAGGCACAGAAGTTATGGTCGCCGAGTGCTCGTGATATCGGTGGTTCGAATAAGAGCGACGCTGGTATTCCTGAGGCGTTCATTATCAGGCGCGATCAGTTGTGCGACGTTGAATTGCGTTTCCTTGAGTCCGAGTGGGCTACTGTTGATACGTGGCTTGCGTACGTGATTCAAGGGTTCTCGTTCGATTTTTGGTTCAATAAGACAGACAACGCCACGAAGTACACGGTCTATCTTGAGTCCCCGAAGGTTGGGGACGACATCAAGCCGAAGCGCGAGCCGTATGGCAAAGTAATGTCGCTATCGTTGACCTTGCGTACTACCGCTGGCGGTAGATTCACAACTGGAGCATTCTAATGTCTGCTGTTCGCCATCAGCGCGTAACGATATTCGCCGACGATGATGTAACCCCACTGGTTGGGTCTGTTGATATAAACGGGCTTGTTACTGACCCGACATGTTCAACAGACTCGGCACATGCGCGCCCGTATCTACTGCGCGCTTTGGAGCTGTCTGGTGCGACCGTTGATTTTATCAATGGATCGAGCACCATCGGACAGATGAATATCGAGATTCTCGACAAGAGACTTACCGCGTCTGACCAGACTACTGGTTGGTTTACGAATCTGCTGGCGTCTGCTGGTGGTATTCCGCAAATCTCTGGTCGTCGTATCCTGTTTGAGCAACAGGATACAAACGGCACGTGGTATGTTGTGTTGAATGGCATCGCTGGCGATGTCCGGTTGAAGCCAGATTACGTAACATATACGTTGCCCGTTCGCGACATGCGTGAGCGTGAGCGCAATATGCGCCTATTCAGTTCGAATAGCGGCACGGTTACGGCGCTCCCGATTCGCGGTAGCGTGAATGGATGGGGCAGGTTGAATGGTGGCAGTCGTTATGTTATTCAACCTGCGACACCGCTACAGGCCAAATTCCATCTTGAGTCTGGTACTGGTGGTCTTGCTGGCGTGGCGGTGTTTTTGACGCCAGCCGTGAAGCGTGGTGCGATCATGGACGGCTACCGTGGTGTTTACGCCACGAATTGGGTGAACGAAGTAACGTCATTTGAGCCTGATTTTACGAATAGTGCGTCTATTGAAGACGCTATGAATAACTCGGTCGTAAAGACGGTCGAAATTTGGTGGCGTGCTTCCGGTAGCGGTGGCGCGTGGACTGTTCTAAACAATCTTCGGCGCGTGCCTACGTCTGTGTGGACAGCTTGGGGCTGCTTGTTCCAGCCATGGATGGCGATTGATAAGTCTGGTCGCTATCGCGCGGACACGTCGCAAAAAGATCAGGCGATTTCTATGTTGTCGCCAGACGACGCGGCCAAGTTGCCAGCCAATGGTGCAATGATTGAGCTTTTGGTCGTCATGCGCACCGTGCCATCAGAGAGTGAACCGTTGTTGCTCGAAATGTCGTTCGGGCAACTGTTGAAGAATATTTACGACGGTGTATATTCTCCGGCTGGTACGCTCCCTGTCAAGTATGATAGCGCGGCGATGACAAGTATGGTTACAAATACTCCTACTGCGCGTGTTCGTATTACCGAGACGGTAAACGACGCACGTACGTGGGTTGAAGACAACATCTACAAGCCACTTGGGTACGCTCCACTACTAAACAATCGTGGAGAAATCAAGCCAGTCAAGTACACGCTACCCGACGCGACTGTTACACTACCGCAACTCGACAACACGAACATCGTCGAGGGTAGTGGTGAATGGTTGCACTCTGCGAAGGCCGCAGTAACAAAGGTGGTGTTTAAGTACGTCGCCGAAATCTTGTCGCGTAACGCTGAAGGGGATTATACCACTTCGTATCGCGACATGGAAGTTGTGAACGTAAATGCGGCGGCTAGCATTTTTGGCAATCAGACCGTCGAATACGCTCCCGTTACTGTTCGCACATTGATTGACTCAACAGCCGCTAATAGTGGTGCTGGCGGTGCTGGTGAGTGGATTGATGATCTTGGCGGTCGCCTAGCGCGCGAGAGAGCCGCCGATCTTATCAACCGATTCTCGTATGGCGCACAGCAAGTTCGAGTTAACGGTCAACGTAGTGATCCGGTCATAGCGGCTTTGGTGCCTGGAGATTGGGTACTGTTGGCGTCGTCTTGGATGCCAGAATATGGAACGCGTAAGCGCGGTGCGAATCGCGTTTGCCAAGTAATATCAATCCAAGACACCGATCCGGCGACTCGCTCTATCGAAATTCTCGATGGCGGTCCAGGGCTGTCTCCAGTAACACAGCCCACAGTATCGTCGGCGACATACAACACTGGTACTGGTTGTGTTGACGTCGCCGTTACGACAGCCGCGAGTGTTGAAGCTCGTATTGATTTTGCTGTCAATCCGACGATGCCAACGCAAACGTCTGGACTTTGGACATATGCTGGCCGCTTGATAACTAGCGGCACGCTCAGTATATACGATATTTCTGAGAATGTCGTGGTGTGGATTCGCGTGCGCGGCGAAGCCGATAATCGTAGGCCGTCTGCGTGGACCACGCCAGTAAGCGTGGCAATCCCAATTCGCCCTCGCGTGTTCAATCTGCAGATCGCGCTCAAGGATGATAGTGATCCAATCATCTATTTCGAGAAGTCTGCGTCGTGTGGTGGAGTTAGAATCCAGTACGCCGTGTTTGGACAAGCCGACGCGATCCCAACGGCGTATACTACGTATGGAGACGCGAGCGCTGTTAGCCCAATTACGCTTACTGGTGTTCGCGTAAATCAGTTCTCGCGCATACTTGTTCGAGTGCAGGGATATGAAGGTTTCAGCGCTGGTGTTGTAACTGGCGCGGCTGGCGCCACGGCGCAAAGCATCGCACAGCGCGTGTCTGCGACGCTAATACTACCAGAAGTCAAAGAAGTCCGTAGCCAGACGACTACGGACGGCATGCTTGAAATTGAGTCTGTGTATGATCCGCAATTCAGGTTGACGAAATACGAATTCCGTTCCAAGGAAGGAGATCTTGGAGCGTGGTCGGCGTGGGCCGAAGATACGACTGACCCATACAGCACGAGTGTCTTGCTCGTCGAGGCTGAAACGTCAATCATTGAGTATCGTGTTTCGGCGCTCGATATGGACGGTATAGAATTGGTCGTCGCATCTGGTTCTGTCGGGTACTATAAGGGCGAGACAGTTGGTTTTGCTGAATGCCGTGCCCGTGTAACAGCCGCGACAGCAACGCAAATTACCGTAGATGTCGATGGTATTTCGCCTAATGGTGGTACTCCAACAGTACAGCTAGTAGCCATCACCGGATCGACGGCACTAGTCAGCGGGGCGGCGATCGGAAGTCCCGTGGCGTCTGGGAGTCAGTGGGTATTCAGTCGTGGTGCCGCGCTGGGTGGCAATGGACAGACTCAATTCCGTGCTACGCAATCTGGAGGCGTTCAAAGCGATGACGATTTTGTGGAGATTCCAGAACAGGGTCGAGACACGACATACGTTGCAACAAGAGCGCGCGTGCTCGCAACGAGTCCGACAACTGTTACCATTCGCGTTGCCGTTGTTGATCCATATCCTCAGGGCGTAAATAGTGCTAGTATTGCACACGTTTATCAAATCAGCACCGGCGCTGGGACGGTAGATAAGACGTCGCCGCAAACGTGTACTCCGGAATCGACATTCACTGAGAATGCTGGTACGTATGTTGATTACGTAGTGAATCGCCCCGCGTTCGCAACTGGCACTGGTCGCATAACGTTTACGGCGTCTGCGGCTGGTCGTGTGAGTGACGCGGACGCTGTTGATATTCCGGCGATTGAACAAGATACAACGTATGTCGAATGTCGCGCCGCGATTACTTCAGTAAGCGCGACACAAATCACCGTCACGGTGAGCGCCGTGTGTACTCTTGGAACACCAACCGTCGGACTGGTTGGTGTGTCTGGCTCTGTGAGTTTGGCGTCGGGTCACGCCGCTGGAACGTATACTTACGCGCAAAATGGCGTAGATAACATTTGGGTATTTAATCGTGGCGCTTTCCAATCTGGTATCGGACAAGTACAATTCCGCGCTATTTACACTGGCGCTCAAAGCGACGATGACTTCGTAGACGTCGCGGATCAAGGTCGCGATACTACTTATACGGAATGTCGTGCGACGATTACTGCAGTAAGCGCAACGCAGGTTACAGTTACCGTAACTGGAGTTGTACTTACTGGTACTCCGACTGTTGGCTTGGTGGGTGTAATTGGCGCCGCGCTCGCGTCTGGGCACGCCGCAGGGACGTACACATATGCTCAAAACGGAACTGACAACGTATGGGTATTCAATCGTCCCGCGTTTGGCGCTGGGCAAGGACAGGCGCAGTTTAGGGCTGTGACAAACGGCGCACAGGACGATGATGATTTTGTGGAAATTCCAGAAGTTGGCCGCGATACAGTTCCAGTGACACTTCGCGCACGCGTAATAAGTGTCACCGCCTCCACGATAGTTGCCCGTGTGGCGTTGGCTGATCCATATCCGCAGGGTGCAAGTACTGGTAGTATCGCTTGGGTCGAACACAATGTCGGTGCCGGTACGTCTCCAGCCACTCCACAGACTGTAACTCCAGAAGCCACTATAACGGAGGCCGCTGGTACGTATGTTGATTTCACGATTACGCGTCCTGCGTTTGGTACTGGCGCCGGTCGTGTGACATTTACTGGCTCTGCGTCTGGGCGAGTGAGTGATTCTGATGCGGTTGATGTACCAGAAGTTGGACGCGACACCGTAAATCTGGTGATGCGTGCTCGCGTAACATCAACGAATGCTACTACAGTTGTTGTTCGTGTTGCGGTCGCTGACCCATATCCACAAGGCGCCGCGAGTGCAACAATAGCGTATCAAGATCAGGGTACTGGTGGTGTGTCTCCAGCGTCCGGTGGCACCGTAACGCCAGCCGCGACTCTTACAGAAGCCGCTGGAACGTACATTGATTATACCATTACGCGTCCAGGTATCGGAACTGGTACAGGGCGTGTGACATTTACAGCAACGGCGTCTAGTAGGATGTCAGATTCTGATGCCGTTGACATACCAGCTCAGGAAGCTATCGTTCCTGAATGCCGTGCTCGCGTGACAGCCACAACAGCAACGCAAATTCAAGTTACTGTCGATGGTGTGATGGGCGGCTACTCTCCGACTGTTCACCTAGTTGCAATTACCGGATCAGCGACGCTCTACAGTGGTCCCGCTGTCGGCGCTACTGGTCAAGCGAGTGGGACTGTATGGGTATTTAATCGCGGCGCCGCTCTTGGTGGCAACGGGCAAGTACAATTCCGAGCCACACTCGGATCGCAAACAGATGATGATTTTGTTGAAATTCCAGAGATAGGCAGAGACACCGTAAATCTAGTTTGTGCGGCATCGTTGTATGGCACGCAGTCGGAAACAGCAACCGCCGTTCGCGTGACTGTCACAGATCCTGTTCCGATGGGTGGCACGCCATATACTTTGACTGTTGCCGCCACGGGATGTACTGTTTCTCCTAACGATTCAGCAAGTTTGGCAAATGGCGGTACTCGTGATTTTACGATTACAAGACCAGCCGCTGGGTCTGCGGCTGGACGCGTAATATTCACTGTGAGCGCGTCTGGCAGAACAAGCGACATTGACGTTGTTGACGTTCCGGCTGTCGCTGTACAGCATGCTGTGTTCCGGATGAAGCTTCGTAAGATCGCGTTTGCGTCCGGAACGTATACTGTTGAAGTCGATGTCTATAAGTACGACGGTGGCGGTACTTGGACGCAAATCAAATCGTGGACGTCAATTGGTCCTGGCTTGGGCGTTGGTACTGCAAATTGTCGCGAATTTGGTAGTACTACAGATATTACAGTGACGGAAACCACTCCTGGGTATGGATACGAGCAATATCCATTCATTTGGACATTCTCAGGATCACAGAGTAAAGAGTATGTCTTTAACGCGACATTCGCTCCGAATGCGTCCATAGCGTGGGGGAGTGGCGCATTAGCAAATCAAGACGCGTCGCTACAGATAACAATTCCGGCGATGACGAATCTAGTTACCGTTAGTACGTCCACGCCGTCTGGTAGCGGAACCGATGGTCAATTTTGGGCACAAATCTAATGCCACTATCGGTGCGCGACGCTGGCTCGTGGAACACAGTAAACGCTCTTTGGGTGCGTAGTGGCGGCGCATGGGAGAAAGTTAAAGCTCTTTGGGTATACAGTAGCGGGTCGTGGAATCAGTGTTTCGCGGCACAAAATCTATTGACGTTTTCAGCGTATGTGCTGTATAACGATCCAACATTGGGCGACGTACGTTTCGAGTGGACTGCTGGATACTTAACTGGCGACACGGTGAAAATAGAAGCGAACTGTAATAGTGCTGGCTGGAATACGGTCAGTAGTACTGAAGATCCAAGCACTGGTTTCCTAGAAACTAACATATCCGGATTTGGCGGATTTGATTCTATTCAGAATACCGATTTTAGAGCGCAACTTTTGGATGGTGGTTCTACGCCTATAGGCGATCAAATAAACATCTATCCGTCGTACCCATTGATCTAACCTACCGGCGCGAACCCACATGGCAGATATAGTGGTATGCGCACACGTATTGTTGAGGTCCTAGAGCGTATTACTCCACGAGACGGCAGGAATACGTCTGATAGGACCTCAACGCTACGCGCCAGATTCGTTGAGTATGACGCTCTAGCCACGGTAATATCACGTGAAATAGCTGAGCTTAGAGCACAGATGGTGTCGCTCGATACTAGCGAGTATGACGGCGCTGTTGTAAACAGGATAGAGCGCATGAAGCGCATCGTTTCGGCAATGGAGTTGCAGGTAGCGGAAATGGGGCGATCAGTAAAGGCGGCTAGCGCATACAGTCACTTGCTCGATCAATGTGCAATCTTAGCTTGGGCGGATCTAGGGATAGATCGACCCGACTCACAGGATGAAAGTCCATGTCAACACAACAGCGTAGATTGCTCGCAATAGGTTTGATTACGGCCATTGTGGGCGCAGTTTCGTTGCCGGTGCTTCAAGCTGTGTGGAATGCGAAGGTGTCTACTGCAGACTTCAACATCCACATTATCACCGACAACGCACGTTGGACAGCAGATTCGCTTGAACGCGCACGGCAGACGAAGATGCTTAAGAGTGTGCTATGCACAGTGAAGCCGCAAGACACTCAGTGTGACGATAAAGGAGCCAAATGACACGGCTTAAGAAGCTGGCGTACAGAATCTTCTTTACCAAAGACGATGACATGGACCTGACGCAACTCTATTTCGGGATTGCGGTCATGTACTTCTTCGTGCTAATTTATAAGGTAGGCACGAAGCAATGGTCACTACCTACTGCAGCTTGGGCTACGTTCGGTAGTGTGTTTGGTGTCCTCGCGATCGCTGGCACGAGTCACGCCGTGTCGAAGCGGATCGCCGATAGCAAACTTCCTGGAGAGATCGCACAGGGCATCGCTCAATCCAGTACAGAACCCAACGTCTGGAAGGACGACGAACGCGGCGAGCATACAGAGCGCGACTATGCTGGGTAACTATGGCAAGTTGCGCGAGCCTAGAATCGGCGTAATGCTCCATTACGACGGCAGTACAAGCGACGCTGGGGCCATCGCGTGGCTTTTGCGCGACGAGCGGTGTAAGGTATCCTACACCGACATTGTTACAGACGACGGCAAGATAACGCACGTGGCGCCACGTAATGCCCGTGCTTGGCACGCTGGTGCGTGCAAGCCTTCGCATCCTAGATTCAAGTATCGCGATGCCAATAGTGCATTTTACGGCCTCTCCGTCGCGTGTGGCGGACTCGATATCGCAACTAAGCCACAAATACTCGGCGTTGTCACGACGATTCTTGAGTATTTCGCCATCGAAGGATGGTCGCTCAACGACATCTGGCGTATTACAGACCACGAGGCCGAAGCATGGCCTCGTCGTCGTAAGGTTGATATATGGGGCGACAAGGAGAAGCGTTCTAAGGCCGGATTGATTGTGCCAGTGCTCGACATAGACACGGTGCGCGAAGACGTACGCCAAGCCCTAGGAGGCTAAGATGCTGAAATATTGGAAGATCGTTCAATCGATACCTAGTCAGGTGTATCTGATTGGCGTGATTTTGGCCTTGTCCTCGACCATTGCCATCATGCAACGCACGTACGCGCGTAAGACGATGGAAGGCCAGTTGCTCGTCGATAGCCTAGTTGCTGACGCGGACACAACGCGTGTTGCGAGGGCGCTCGACGATGTTCAACGTCAGGTATTCATGCGTCGAGCGATCCAAGCGGAAATGAAAGCTGACGCGCTCAACAAGAAGCTTAAGACAGAAAGTTCGGTACGGGCGACGTTGCAATTCTTCGTTGACTCGGTTTACAACGGCAACGCGGATACAAACGTCGATGGCCTCGACGGCGACACGTTACCGGACGTACTCAACGTCGAGTTTAACGGTTACACGCCGCCATTCAAGGTGTCTGGTGTCACGATTATTGATTTCGTTGAAGACACCGCTGGCACCAAGTATAGCGTCGTGATGGACCCATTCAAGATTGGCATGCGTGTCGAGTGCAGTAATAAGGCCATTAATGGAGTAAGACAGGCTACTGTACTTGTTGACGCGCCATTATTCGTGCGCGTGTCGCTCGATACGCTTCGTCAGTCGCCGGATGTCTGTTCGCCGCCGCCGTCTGTACCGATCGCGACGAGTAGCAACCGGAATAAGCTGTGGACGGCTCTCGGATTTGGTGTTGGCGTGTATGTTGGCAGTAAAATCCTAAAATAGGAGCGTACGGTGTCAAAGTCAACGAAAGTCTCAACTTCGTCGCGTCCCACCCTCGCTGAGTTCATCATGGACAAGAAACGTGCGGCCTGTGCGATTTGCAGGCTACCGGCGGCAATTCGTTCAGAACTATCCGACGCTCGTAAGAAGCGTTACTCCAGAGCGGAACAGATTGAGTGGCTACAGACGGTGTTCAAGATCAAGATTACCACTCAAGACTTTCAGACTCACCAATCTGGTCAACACGAGGCATCATGACTCCCAAGGACGTAAAGCGTGGATCGTTCGAGAAGTTTACTGCGGAGAAAGCGCAGGCACGGTTCGCAGAGAATCAGGAGATTGCGCGTGTGGTGCGTACGCTCAAGAGTACGGTCGCGGCGCAAGAGCACGAACTTTCGTCGTTGAAGAAGAAGCTTGGTCTCCACGAGCGCATTGACCAAGCTCGTCTCGATCCCCCCGTGTGGCTTCGTACGGCAAGCACTAAAACTGGCCATCGAGCTATTCCGTCGTTCGTGCTATCTGATTGGCATTGGGGCGAGAAGGTTATGCCAAGTCAGATTGACGGCCTGAACATGTACAACGTGCGCATCGCCGAAATGCGCATGAAGAAGGCATTCGAGAGTACGGTCCGAATTTGCCGTGACTACATCAAGGGCATGGATTACGAGGGGATTCAAGTGTTCCTGCCTGGAGACATGATCTCTGGCAACATCCACGAAGAGCTTAAGGAAACAAACGAACAGACAGTCGCCGAGTCTGTGGTGAGCATCGTCGAGCCGCTAGAAGCTGGCATTAACCTTCTAGTGAAGGAATTCGGCAAGGTTAACATCAGCTGTGTGGTTGGGAACCATCCACGCGGCACACGTAAGCCAGTCGCGAAGAATCGCGCCCAAGACAACATGGATTGGCTTATCTACAAGCTCATAGAGCGCGATATGAAGAACAATCCGGCTGTTACGATCGACGTTAGTAACGCCGCCGACGCCCATGTACAGCTATACAAGACGAGATATGTCCTGACTCACGGCGATCAGTTTAGGGGCGGAGGCGGCATAGCTGGCATACTATCGCCACTATTGCTGGGATCGCATCGCAAGACTCGTCGGGCGGCAACTGCCGGTAATCCTTACGATGTCATGGTGTTCGGCCATTTCCATCAGTCGCTGTGGTTCCCAAGCAAGGGTCTGATCGGAAGCGGGTGTGGTATCGGTTACAACGAGTACGCGTACGTGAACAACTTCGAGCCTGAGCCGCCACAATGCGCGCTTTGGCTAACAACACCAGAACACGGTATTACAGTGAATGCTCCCGTGTTCGTAGCCGACCGAGAGGCCGAGGGCTGGTAAAAGCATGCCAAGAACTAAACCGCAATTGGCCATTTTCGACCTAGACGGTGTAATCATCGCAAATCCAGATGACGCGCAAAGTGGTCCGCCGAAGACATGCGGTGACTACTGGACGCGCCACTGGACGAACCCTGACATGAGCAGAATCAACAAGGAAATAGTGTTGATGGCTCAGGTGTTGTCGGACTCTGGCGTGCTTATTCAAGTGTTGACGGCGCGACCGGAGCGATTCTATAGCTCCACACACAACCTGCTCGTAATGGCTGAGTTCCCGTACGACAGGTTGGACATGCTTCCAGGCACAGACGTACCACAGTCTAGCGCCGCTTGGAAGCAGGAGCGCGTGGCGGAGTTGAAGCGCACGTACGATGTGTTGTTCATGATAGAAGACTATCGCCCGAATGCTGAGGCGGTGCGCTCTCAGGTGCCGGTCCTGCTTTACGAGCGTAAGAAGCCCAGCGTACACCTTGAGAACGTCTGCGGTATGTGCGGTGGGCTGGTCCGTTGCCTGTGTGACGGGCAAGCGCACTAGTCAGGCCGCGCGCCGGATTGACTACGATTGTGGGGGCGCACCAGCGCCCCCATCGTTGTATCGGTAATTGCCTAGAGTGGATTCGAACCACTATTTCCGGATCCAAAGTCCGAAGTCCTAGCCGTTGGACGACTAGGCAAAAGCCTACGCTTTCACCTTGATCTTGCGCCATTCTTCCTGCACAGACTCGACGTACTCGTCCACTACATGCTGTGGAACGCGTCCCTTGAATTTCTTCTCGGTCTGATTGGCGACTACCTCAGCCATCGCGCCCATCAAGCGATAGAAATCACTCAATGAAATCGCATTGGCTGAGCGTTGCTTGTGGACCATATTTACGACTTCTGCAATCTTCTTGACGACTTCCGCGACATCCATCATGTCGGGGACTTTGTGTAGGAGAGGTTTGCGCTTCTCAATCTTGGCATCGCCAGCCTCTGCTTCATTCCAAGCGATGATCGCATCGCGGAAATTGGTGAAACGCTCTGTGACGTCGCGAGCGATAGCGCGTAGGAATTGTGCCTCTGGGAGTACGTCCATCTGCTCCTTTTCGGTTTCCAATTCCAGCTTCTCTAGCTGTTCGGCGATACTGTCACGTACGACATCTGAATATCGTCCATGCACGATTGGTGTCGAACCGCCGTGATTCCGACACCGACCTTGACCTAGATGGTCAGTTCCCTGACCGGCACGTGCATAGCAGTACTTCTCTCGCTTTGTATTACGAGCGCGACAGAAGTAATTCGGCGGAAGTTCGACGTCCTTATCGTAAGGAGGGACGTAGTATTCTGGATCGTGTTCCTTGCCAGCAGGAACGATAGTGAATGGCGCCATTATTCAGTTACTCCCTTGTGCTTGAGTTCATCGTACGCCGCATTCAGTCGTTGCATCATTTCGACATCGCCACCCTTGTCGGGGTGGTAGATTACCGAAAGCGCACGGTACGCGGCTTTGATTACTGCGGCTGGCGCATTGTTCCGAACGAACAATACTGCGTATGCACCGTCATCGCTCTTTGTTGGTCGAGCGGCGCCGCGCTTCTCTTGCTTCTGACGCTTGGCGGAACCGGCGATCCAAACATCGAACTTCTCTTTCCAGTCTTCTGCTTGCGCTTCTTCTAGACCGCCTACCGAGTCAATGAATGCACCACCGAAGAAATGCCGAAGGGTGTGTAGTGCAAATCCATAGTAACGCTTCGACACGAGCCACAGGCGTGAATTTGGATCCCACTGTCTGTCTTGCGGCGGAACGCAATACTTCAAACATTCAACGTAGTCTTCGTTGTATGGCGTTTCGAGTGCCAGCATCCCGAAAGCCTTAGAGATCCTCGGCTTTACGAAGCGCATAGCTCTGTGTCCGCTGGGATGACTCGGATCATCATGCGCGTTCTACGGCGCTGGCGATCGTCGATGATTGTCGAGAAGTATGGAACGCAGTAGACGTTTATATTGGCCTCGTCGCGTAGTTCGTCTCGGACGATAGCAATCGCCTTGATTGCCTGATTCACACAGGCGGCACCGATACACGCAAGATCAACATAACGCCACTGGTGTGTGTCATCTGGTTGAATCTTGCGACGAATCTGGCGCACAAGATGGTGAATCTCGTCGTTGTTACGAACCCAAATTTCGTCGCTTGGCGTTTCGTGTACTTCGCCTTCAATCATCTTTGTCGGCGTGGCAATGAGCAGATCGAGGTCGTCAGTTGCTGACATCTATTCTCCGTAGTTCGCTGATGATTTTACTGTCGAGTGTTGCAACTGCGCGCTTTACGATCGGTAGCTCCCATGTAGGCTTACGCTGGAGCGCCGTGCCGCCGAACGACGACTGTGAACGTACGACGCGATCTTTCCCGAATTGTAGCGGGGCGTCTGGTATCGGGTCCATACTAACAGACCAGCCCATCTTCTCCAGTTCGGTTATTGTAGCACCAGTGGGCGTCAGTAGAATATTCGTAGTCAGTAGCACGGGCCGTCCGGACGATTCCACGATTATTTGCACGTTCGAAATACCATTGTCGTCGTTCATAGCCTGTAGAGCGGCCAAGTCGGTGAAATCGGTATCTGGCATGCCGACGCTGAGTAGTTCGGCGTCTGGTCGCGCTCGATCTATGCGAATGACGCGATCTGCCTTGAATGACCACCCGAATCTGGCGTCGTACTCTTTGCGCCCATAGAACACAAGCACTTCGTCCTTCTTCGTGATGTGCCGCGCTTCTTTCCAGTTGGACGCGAAGATCGTGACGTCTGGCATGTCGGTGATTCCTGTCTCGATCGTTACCCATGCCATTTCGCCATTCTTGGCCTGATGGGTACGGATTTCGAGCACCATACCGCCAATTGCGCACTTGTTATCTAAGTCCTCAAATGTGCCGTCGATGTTGGCGTCGTACCGGACCAGTTCGTGCTTATAATGCGCGAGCGGGTGGCTCGTGATATAGAAGCCTAGTACCTCCTTCTCCATCTTGAGCAATTCAGTATCGCCTACTCGCGCAGATAGCTTCGGTCGTACTGGTGGACGGCCAGCTTTGGCGCTGACGTTGAGTTCCTCGGCGCACGCGAGCAGGAACGGGCGCTCTTCTACTCCGAACGCACCAGCCGCGATCAGACTCTTCTTGATAGCAATGTTGATATGGCCGAGTCTTGCGCAGAAATCCCAATACTGCATGAAGCCGTCGTCCGTACCGTACGGCTTCGGCGTATTCTTGACGCGGTTCGTTACCTTGACGGACGCCTTATATGGCGTTCCATCTGGCTTAACCTTGTCTATACGCCTCGACGAGTATTCATTACGTTCGTTGCTATCGCGATGCTCGATAATGTCAAGTACACTTGCGTCTCCGAGTCCCTTGACCGCGCCAATCCCGAACAGGATATCATCGCCATCGAGTGTGAATCCAATGCCCGACTTGTTGATATTGGGAACACGAATAGAGATACCGTGCTTCTCTGCGTCTCTAAGAATCGTTCCAATTCGCGCCGTGTCTCCGATGACGGAGTTGAGATTAGCGACGAAAAACTCTCTTGGGTAATTGGCCTTGAGGTAGGCCGTCCAGTAGGTGATGAAGGCATATCCAGTGGCGTGTCCTAGGTTGAAGCCATAGCGACCGAAGTAGAAGATCTGGTCGCCGATCGTATGTAAGAGGCGCTCGTCATGACCAAGCGCCATTGCTCGCTTGATGAACGTGTCAATGTTCTCGCGGATGAGCGGCACTAGCTTCTTACCGATCGCCTTGCGGAACATGTCGGCTTCGCCAGCGGTGTATCCGCCCAACTCGCGTACGATGCCCATGACCTGTTCCTGATAGACGATCAGGCCGTACGTGCGTTCTAGGATCTTTTTGAGCGCTTGGTGGGCATACACCACTCGCTCTTCGCCGTGCTTACGTGCGAAGTACGATCCAAGTTGCTCCATCGGGCCTGGGCGGTAAAGTGCAATCAGGGCGATAATGTCTTCGAATCTGTCTGGCTTCATTCCGCGACAGGCGTTCGTGATGCCGTCGCCTTCAAGCTGGAATACGCTCGATGTGTCGCCGTCCGTGAGCATGTCGAACGTACGCTGGTCGTCTAGTGGAACGCCCTTGATTGTAAAGTCTGGATTGTGTTTCTGGACGAGCTTCTCAGCGTCCCCGATTACCGTTACGGTGCGTAGGCCGAGGATGTCCATTTTGAGTAGGCCAGCAGTTTCGCAGTCGCGCATGTCGAATTGCGTCTGGATTTCTGCGTCTTTATTCTTCTTGTAGAGCGGGGCCAATTCGATCAGTGGGCGATTCGCCACCACCACGCCAGCGGCGTGGACCGAACCATGCCGACGCAGACCTTCAAGCGTCATACATGTCTCGGTAACGCTGATGTTCTGTCCTTCGAATGGTATAACCAGCGAGTTGAGCTTGTCGGCGAATTCTTTGCCGCCGTCGCTCTCCATGAACTCACTGAGCATCACCATGTCGGCACCGGATCCCTCAGGGATCATCAGCGCGAGTTTGTCGCCTGTTTCGTTCGATTTAACCCCGCGAAGAACGTCATCAACGTGTAGCACTCGGCACACATCGCGGACGACGCCTTTAGCGTTGAGAGGAGTGAAGGTAATGATGTTTGCAACTGCATCGCGTCCGTAGGTTGCACGAAGGTATTCGATAACTTCACCGCGTCTTACTTGGCATATGTCTAAGTCAATATCCGGTTGTGTGATGCGTTCTAGGTGTAGGAAACGTTCAAATGGAATGTCAAATTGTAGTGGATCAACGTCTGTAATACGTGTAGCGTACGCTACAGCACTTCCGCAAACTGATCCTCGGCCTGGTCCAGTTGGAATTCCAGACTCCCTACAAAAGCGCAGGATGTCCTGCACAATTAGAAAATAGCCTGGAAATCCCGCTTTGTCGAGTGTTGTAAGCTCGTGATTGATACGTCGTGTTACTTCGTGGTCTGGCTCTATTTCGATATTAACTCCATACCTAGCAATACAGCCTCGGTATGATAGGTATCTTAGATAATTTATTTCAGAAGATGTGGACATGTGCCGCCATTTGTGGATTTGCCGGTATTACAGTTGAAACACAATGTCTGGAACCCATCCGGAAAGTCATTCGCAACCAGCCATAGGTATAATTGCCCAAAGCCTATCTCGTCGCGATGTCGTCTACCGCCGCCGTCAATGTGGTCAATCGTCGAGAATCGTATGTCTTTCTCTGGGCATTTTGGACACGAGCATGCCCAGCCGTAGTGATCGAATACCAACTTCTTAGCCGAGTGACGACGGATTGTTTGACGAATATTAGACTTAGCCCTGCATGTTTTACACATGATCGTGCTTCCAGCAGACACTGGCCTCATACCACATTGTGTACAAATACCTTTTGCTTTATTAGCGTAGTAGCGTTCTCTATCTGCAATTCTTTGCGTCATGTAAGTATGCCTTTTGGTGTCGGGCCGTGAACAGGCCCATATGGGTTGCCGTACATGAAGATATTTTCAAGTGCTCGCCATTCAGCTTCCGTCATACGACGAATCCTCTATCGCACTTCGGATTTGGACATTGATCCTTGAAGTGTGTGCCTTCAATGTTGTCATCGTGTTTGCTGAGTGGCGACCAAATAAAGCCCTCGCCACCGCACGAATCGCAGACCTTTGCGCCACAGAACACGCAAATATTCTTGCTATTCACCCATCCATGGCCGCATGTTTTGGTGTCGCGTCCGCGCATCTGCACGTGGAAATACTTGTCTTCGTAATGAGTCATGGGATTGTGAGCGTGTCAACGTGTGATTTGCACTCGACAAGTGCAATGAATTTAACATTAGTGCTGTCTTGCGCGAAACCAGCGCACGCTGGTTTTGGTGGCGGTTCTGTCGGAGTAGAACATGCTGAAAGTACGACAAGTAAGACTAACGTGGATATATTTGTCATGTTGTCTTCTGTGTTTTCGAGCGCGACTCGTCGGCCACTTTAAATAGATGCGCCATCGCTCGCGCTCCATGCATGCTTGGGAACGTTGCTGTGAATGTGCCGTCCGAGCACCAGCCAAAATCCCCAGCAGACTGCAATAGATCGCCTACTGGTCCTTTAAGCGCTTCGACTATTGGTGCGTCGGAGCACGTAGCTGTGCCGTCGCGACAGTCAATGAAGCCAACTATGTCGGAGTCTTCCTGTTTCCGACACGCATTACAGTAGAAGATCGACATATTAGTCTCCGTAGACCTTACACCCAGCGTCGCGATGCATTTCGAGTGCCGCGAAGTGGCCCTTCGCGACGGCTTCCCATGCCTTGGCGTTGCGCGTAACAATGTCATTCCGGCTTTGTAGCGCGCGCACGAGCGAGCGCATGATATCTGTTGCTGTCAACGTACATGCAAATCCGCTGGAGTACGTTGATCCGTGCTGGTGGTGTTCTGCATCTCGATTGCACTTTGGGCAGAGTATCATCGTTATCCCTGTCGTGTGAGCCACGCTTCAAACTCCGGATCGTCCGGAATCTTGAAACTTGGCATGGTGTTGGCGCCCAGCGGCACTACGTCTGCTTCGCACATGTCAGCAACAATAGCTGTGTTAGCGCAAGCTGTTTCCCACCACGCTTCGCTGGAAACATCGCGCATTTCTGATTCTGATTTGACATAAAACTCCCATGATGCGACATCAGCGCCTGGAAAGCGCATTCTATCTGGCTTGTCCTTCCATGCGCCCATTCCGATGCAGAGTAGCGTGTCGTGGTGCTGTCCGTGTTCACGACGTAGATAATGGGCGTCGTTTGTAGCGACGACTCCAGCCCCGATCTTGTTGGCGATGTTGACGAGTGCTTCATTTAGCTGAGTCTCCGTCAATTCGACCACGCCATCGCGCTCAATGCGTACGTGGTCTAGGCCGTTGTTTGCGCCGTGCGCCATGACTTCGATGAAGAAGTTGTCGCCGTGCACACGTTGGTATTGCTGAGCAAGTCGCAGTCCTGCGACCTCTCCGTGCTCGATGATCATTTGTGGGATTTCGGCGCCAATGCACCCACTCAATACGATAACGCCCTCGGCGTGTGCCGCCAGTAGCGCTCGGTCGATGCGTGGCTTATAGCTGAATCCCGCGATGTGTGCGAGGGATGTTAACCGCATCAGGTTGTCGTAGCCTTTGCGGTTCTTCGCCAGCAACGTCAGGTGGTAGTTATCGCCAGCGCTCTTAGCGCCTGTCTTGTGGTCGCCGTTGGACGCGATGTAGGTTTCCATCCCGATAATCGGGCGGATTCCAGCGTCTTTGGCGGCTTGGACAAACTTAACGGCGCTGGCGATCCAGCCGTGGTCGGTAATCGCTACCGAAGTCTGTCCTAGTTCGACGGCACGACGACATAACTCCGAGGTCTTAATAGCACCGTCGAGCAAACTGAACTCTGAATGTACATGGAGATGGGAGAATGCCATTGTGGTGTCGGTGGTGTACGTACGTATCGGCGTGTGAACCTTCGCCGCTAGATCAGGCCCTGCAACAACCTCCTAGCAATCGTCTTGGTGTCGCCGTATTGCTCGGCTGATTGTACGCGTTCATTAATTTCGGCGTATCCAGCGATGTCAACGTTCGTGTCGCGCTTGTGCCCACGACCAGAACGAACGAGCTTGAATGCCAGCTTAACGCCGGTTACGTCTGACGGCGTAATGAGCTTTCCGCGAGTGACGGTCGCCACGATCGCCTCTCGTACCGCATTCTCGACAGGATCGCCATACTCATCCTGTCGAGTAGAATTGACTGTGCTATCGGCCTCAGCCAAAATGCTCTTGCTCTTCATTACGCCCCCGACGATCCGAAGCCAGTAGCACCGCGATCAGTGGGTAGTAGTTCGTGGACGCGGCGAATCTCTGGACGGACAGCATTGAAGAAGATTACCTGCGCATAGCGCTCGTCGTGCTTGACGATACGAGGCAGCCACCCGAAGTTGCCGAGCACAGTGTATAGCTCGCCCCTGTACCCAGAATCGAGCACTCCACCGAGGACGATCATGCGCTTGCGTGATGTACTGGAACGAGCAACAATCCATGCCCAGACCCCATCGTGGAGTCCAAGGTGAAGTCCGCTGTTGATGATTCGCTCGCTATGTGGCATCACAACGATGCAGTCGCGCCCGACGAATAGCGATACGATCTTATCGAGGATCGTCATGTGGTCGCGACCAATCACGGTATGAATGTCATGCCCGACGTCGCCACTTTTCTTTGGCGTGAACGGCACCAAACGCGACATCGGGCCAGCTAGTTCGATGACATTACGCATTGTGAGTGGCCTTGAATTTGACGATAGCGTTGAACGCCTGATTGAGTTGATACCACTCGTCGCCGATCGGAATATGCTCCATGGAAACGCCATCCATGTTATTAATCGACTCGATCAGGGGCCATGTCTCGCGCCAGAATCCATCTAGGCGCTCGTTGATCGTGGCGCTGTCATCGTCGCCGCGACCACGCAGGGTCAGGCGCATCTTGGCCATACCATCATTACAGCCAAGGTAGAGCACGAGGATTTGCGAGAGTGGAACCGCCTCTGTCATCTGCGCGAATTGGCGCATGTAGCGAGGGTATCCATCGAGAATGATGTGGTCGTACTGTCCGCTCTTGGCATCCTCGATTTCTGCGATCATCGCCTCGTTCATTTTATCGCGTGGTGCGAAGTCACCGGCTGTTAAGGCGATACGTGTCTCTTCGTCTGTCTCGGCCAGCCTACGCGCGACGTCACCAGCCGCGATGTATGCGGTCTTGAGCGTGGACCTGTTCAACTGCTGTGTTAGTGCGGAAGTCAGCGTGGACTTACCTGCTCCAGGCATTCCGACGATCGGGATGAAGATCATACGTGCTTGTACTCCGTTGCGATGTAGTGTACGCCATCGTCGCTGATGGCACGGTTGAAATCACTGAACAGGAGCGGTGCTTCGGCCTTCAACGTGATGAGGACCCACAACGCGAGGGTACGAATCTCCCTGTCGGCGGCTGGCGATCCGCGCATCGTCAAGAAATGGCGCCACGCACGTACGTTTGCCGTAACTACGATCTTCGTTTCGGCGCAGTTTGGGAGTACAGAGCGAGCGCACTCACGGAGTTTCTTCGCTTCGATGGTGCTCTCCGATCCGCGCATCTGGTCGATGATTGTCTTGTACGCCGCCTGTGCATTTTCGCAGAGCTTGATCCATGCGTGATACGCGTTGCTTCCGTGTTCGAGAGCCGGTGGTTGGACGAACGCAATATCTGTCGGTTCGACGAATCTCTGGCTCAACTGGCTATACGCGAATCCGGCGCGATGCCGTACCAGTTCATGAGTCAGGGAGCGTGACACGCCCTCAAATAGGAGCGAATAGGTGGCGTGTTCGAACACCGATCCATGGCCCTGATCCTTGATGTTCTGAAAGTACTTCTCGATTGTCTTGCGGCCCTGCACCGTCTTGTGGCCGTCCATCGTTCCTTCGCCGAAGCTCATGTAACACAGCCGACTTGCGAACTCGCTCAAGTCTTGAGCATTGCTCTCGTGGCTGGCTTTGAACTTGAAGTGGTCTGGATTGATGAAGTGAGGTCGTGCGAGTAGCGTTACTTTGGGTTGAGTAATAATCTGCATGAACCTGTGGGTGGTGGGTTGCGGTGATCACTCGGTATCTGCGCGCGGCCTTGGCTTACTAGATACAAACCGATACTCGAACATTCGCATGACCTCTGCGTCGAATATCACGTTTGTTATGACACCGCCTCGGCCATGGCGGTGTTTCGCCAATTCCATGATGCGGTTGCCCTTCTCTTTGCCATCGGCATCTATCTCTTCCTTACTCTTCTCGCGGAAGAAGATGCCAACGTCAGCGTCCTGAATGATCTTGTAGCTCTCGCCGATTGACTCTTTCGCCGTACTACCGGACTTGGCTGATTCGCGGTTATGCTGTGCGAGTGCTACCAATACGATGTCTAGCTCCTTGGCGATGTTGAGGAATCCACGGCTGATGTGTCCAAGCTCCTGATCGCGACGCTGGGACGATACTTCGCGGTCAGTAGAGTACATCAGCTGGATATAGTCAACGAACACCACCTTAGTACCGCGACGCAGTACATCGTTGCGAATGATTGCGATGCATTCCTCGTAAGCCACCCCGCTCTCAGTCAGCGACAGGGGCGATGCCGCGAGTTGTGATGCGGCGTCTTGGACTGCCTCTACTTCTGCGGCGTTGATGAATCCTGTGAGGACTTTATCGCTAGGGACCCCGCTGATACTGCTGATAATACGATCCGCGAGAGTTTCCGTCCCAGTTTCAAACGTGAGATAGAGCGAAGGAACACTAAGGTCAACAGCAAGACGCTTAGCCAAGCAACCTGCAAAAGCCGTCTTACCAACTCCAGTAGGTGCCGAAATAATGACATAACGCCCCGTCTGTAGGCCGTGAAGCGTGTTGTTCAGAATAGCGAAATCCGCGCCAAGATCGAACCCAACAATTGCATTCGGGTCTGCCATTCTTTCGCTGAGTAGCCCCATTCTCTCAGTAACGACCTTGCGTACGTCCAATACGCCGCCTCCTTGCGAAACCACGCTAGCAGAGATTGAAGCGCTGAGATTTTGGATGACATGTTTTGCGTCCTGTTTGGTGTCGCCTAGCCGCTTGATGGCCTCGGTGGCCTTGTCGCGGATAGTGCGGCGGATGGATTTGTCCTTTAAGTCGCCTAGGAAGAATCCAGCGCTCGATCCATCTGCGCTCGTGATGTCCATTACACTAAACACCACGCCCTTCATCTGTTGGCCGTGCTTGTTCTCGATGACGGTGGTGAGGATGTCTGGTGAAATGTCGCCCTGCGACCGATAGAGCTTGCCAATCTCATCGAATAGTACGCGATGGCGCGACAGGAAGAAATCCTTAGCGTGTAGATGCGTGAGCGCCTCTCCGACGAACAGGTCGTCGGTAAGCATGCGCTTCAATACGCATCGTTCGCCGTAGATATTTTGCAGTACGGCGGCGTCTTCTGCTTCCTTGAAGAAGTCTGCGATGATGTCGTCGTCTAGATCGAGCATGCCACCAAGCATCTTAGCGGCAAGGCTCTTCTCGATTTCTGGTGCGTGGACTAACTTTGGCTTGATTTCGTTCAGGAAGTCTAGACGTTCAGTGGATTTCGATAGGTTGAATTGCTCAGCCGCAGTAGCGATGACGTATTCGAATGCATATGTGGCCGACGCGATCGCTTGGTCGATGGGACCCGTTCCATCCGCCAGCAATATCTCATCTGGATCCTTACCATTCCCAGATAGTCTAGCTATCTTGACTGATACCTTGTGGCCTATCCTAGACTCGGCTACGCGCCTTGCAAATTCGCGTCCAGGCTCATCGTTATCCGCCATCACAATTACGCGATTGACGCCGATACCATCCAATGCGGCCAGCGCATCGTCGCCTAATTGCGTACCGTACGTCGAGGCGACGTTGCAGTATCCGTGAGCCGCCATCTGCCAGACGTCGGGTTCTCCCTCTACCAGTATCAAGGTGCCAGACGCGCGGATGTATTTCTTCGCCTCGTAGAGTCCGTACAGAGGCGGCATGTCGAGCGGATGTTCCTTTTTCGGACCTACTACTTTGATCTTCGTGACGCCAGTTGGCCTATTGCGGAAGCCAGCTACTCTGCCGTGCGCATCTCGAACTGGCACAACTATGACGTTTTCCCATTGTCCCGTCCTGTCGAACCCAAGCTCAGCTGGCCCGTCAGGACAGCCGTATGAGTAGCCGACGCCGAATGCCTTTAATGCGTCTCTGTTTAGGCGCCGGCGCTCAAGCCAGTCCGTGTATGGTTCTACGTCTGGGTCGGCGAGTTGTTCCGCCACATTGAAGTTAGCGGTAAACAGGGCTTCGCGAGCGCGGTCTTCTTCGGTTGTCGGAACAGAGTATTGCGATAAGTCAACGCCACCGAATTCGGCCAGTTTACGGACTGCCTCGATGTGTTCGATGTTGTCCATCTTCTGGACGAACTTGAACAGATCGCCGCCCTCTTTACACCCGAAGCAATGGTATACTTGCCTACTACTACTGATGCCAAAACTCGGAGTCTTCTCGTCGTGGAACGGGCAGAGTCCCTTGAAATCGTCGCCGCCTATTCCAGACAGTTTGATACCGTATAATTTCTGTGCAACGTCTTCTAGGCGGCACGTTAGGCGAATCTGATCACGTAGCGCGTCTAGGTTGCGAAGCTTATACATCATTCAGTGCGCCTCTGATGTCCAAGTCATGTTCCATGTCTTTCCAACGATTGGCAAGTACGCGCGCTTCGACGTAATCAAGTGGTTCAGAAGACGTCGCAACGTCCGTTGTGTGGTGTTGTAGCTTGCTGATTGTCTCCTTGAGTATATTAACACGTGTCTCGAAAGATCGTCTCGCCACGCCGTGTAGATAGAAGATGTTACGTGAGAACTTCTTTGCCGCCGTTATCTGCATGAGCAGGGTTGTCTTGTCTGGCGCGAGCCTTGGAATCTCTGACACCAGCAGGGCCAGTTCTTTTAGGCCGAAGTCCGCTAATAGGAACCCATTGCAAACAGCCGTATAGCACGTAGTAACGTGCTCGTCGATTGCGAAATCCACTGGCTCGGTGCGGTGCGCCACAATTCTCGGAGTGAGCATCGACCAAACGGGCTTATGCAAGTAGCGCCAGCCAAACTGATCGAGCTTCTCGATCTTCGCGGCGGCATCTGTCTTGGCGCTAGGCTTCATCACCGACGCGATGGTGCTCGCGATGTGATTGAACAGGAACTTGCCGACTGTCTGCTCGATGTGTATGTACGAGTCAGGATCGACCGTCACGCCGTAGTCGCCAATCAGGTTCACTACTTTCCGTGCTTCTGTTGAGCAGTGCACTATACGTCCGTGATGATGAATTCGGGTTCCGACTCGTAGATTTCTTGGCGCTTCTTGGAGTGGTCTTGTAGGAACTTGGCCTTGTCGTCGAAATCGATGACTATGGCATTCTTCTTGTTGCCGAATGTACGTAGAACGCGTCCGACTCGCTGTAGTGCGCGTGTGCTTGACTTGCCGCCGCCGAGTAGCACCAATGCTTCGAGCGGCCTGATGTCGAGTCCTTCGTCTGCGATGGTTGTAGCGACGAGTAGTTTCACTGTGCCGTCGCGCATGCCCTGAATCGTACTATTGCGTGTGTCGCTGGTGTCCTTGCCGGACAAAAATGGGACTGGCTCGCCCAAAATCGACTCTAGTTCGTTGGCGATGAATGCGCCGTGCGAGATATGGCGCACCAGAACCATGGTCGTCTTGCCCTTACGTACCAGCGAGAGCGTCTGTGTAATTCCGAGCGCGTTACGCGCGGAGTTGTTCACGATGTACTGATCGTACACGGTCGAGTATTTGGTTCCCTTGGGGAACATCACTGGCGGCACTGGTACGAACTTGATGTATGGGCGCACTAGGTAGCCCATGTTGATCAATGTGCTGGCGGAGATATCAACCACCACCTGACCGAACACAGCTTCGAGCACTAGGTCGGCTCCATCGTCGCGCCACGGCGACGCTGAAAGCCCGATACGATACATCGCGTTGTCAATCGCGGATAGTACGTTCGTCGCTGTCGGTGCCGCCACGCGGTGGCAGTTGTGTACAAGAATATTTCCAGCAAAGAATGAGTGCGTTTGCTCTACTTCTAGATCGTAGACATGCTCCCTACGTCCGGCGTCCAGAACAGATGCACGCAAGAGAGCAACAGGACCGCCAATGTCTAGGCGCTCGCCACCATCTGCGCATCCGAGTATCTTGTAGCGCATTGACTCAATGATATGTGGGCCAACAATGCGCGTGAACCGATCTATGTTGTCCCTGCCGGTTGCGTCTAGTCTCCAATATTTGTTCTTTGTGCGAGTTTTCGTCCATATGACGCCATGATGACTATAAAACCAAGATACAATCAAGTCTACTGATTCCTCGTCAAATCCTTCTGTGTGGATTGATATGACGGTCCCCCTACCGTTATTGCTCCCGTCGTCCATAAACCACCACGCGAGTCCTCTACTGTCTAAAGCGTCTAGCCATTCAGCAGTTGGTTTACGCGCAACGTTGATTGGGAGCCGATCAAACAACTTGTCGCATTTAGTGTTGAACCATAAAGTCGTATTACCAAACCCCGCATTTCTACGCGACTGTACGCCCGTTCCGACCATTGCTCGAATTGTTCGCTCCTTGGCGTGAATATATTCTTTCTGGTTGGGGCCGTGAACGAAGCGCATACGCTTTTTACCGCTCGGTAGCGCGTCGAACGATCCGTCACCAAGACCAGATCCAAGTATCAACTGTTCAATCGCCTCGTCACGCATGGTGCGTACCAATTCGCCAAGCACTTTATTAGCGTTGACATATCCTTTGTCTTGGACGTAGATTGGATGATCACGCGTGCACGAAAGATTGCCTATCTCAATAATATTTTGTACGCCACGTTTTATGCGTCGCAAGATCTTTCTGTTGACGAGTACGCCATCGTGCATAGTCAGAACGCTAGTCCCAACTCCCGACTCCACGATATCCCTGATTGGTACTGCTCCTACGTCTGTTGTTACGAGAGTGTCTCCGGAAATACACTCATCCATGATTACGACGCCAGCACTCTGTATCGTCTGTACAACCTGCGGGATTTTGGCGTCGTCCATCTTGGCTTCGTCGTCCTCGTCTTCCGAGTACGCGTACTTCTCATAGTCGGCCTTGAGCGCTAGCGCGGCGGTCTGAATGGTGCAAATCGTGATGTCGTTCGGCTCGCAGTGGGCGTCGCCGATCAGCCCGACGCGATCTTCGCCAAAGATCTTGGCGAAGACGTCGTGTGCTTGATACATCAAGTCCTTGGTGTGCACCAAGAAGATGGTGGGCATGCCACACTCGGCGATCACACGAGCGGCAATGTATGTCTTGCCGCCGCCAGTGGCTACCTTGACCATACAACGGCCCGTTTCCATAATCACGCGTACTGCTTCCTCTTGGTATCCTCGCTGTTCGAATCCGCTGAGGTCTGTGGTGTACGTGCGCCATGCGGCCCACGGCTTGGTGTTGTACTCGGTGTTGTACTCGATGTGGTTTGCAGTCAGAATATATTCTACTCGCGGAAGCAATCCAGATGGGAACGTGCGGAATCCCTTGTGGTATAGCCGCTTCATCCCGTCCCAATTTGCCATCTTACCATATCGAGGGCCGTACTTCATAGCGTTGTTGCGCTTCATGAATTCGGCATTCTCGACTTGGTATGAGCACGCTTCACTAATGGCGTTCGTTACCGCGAATGGCAATACGCCATCCTCGATGCGTGACGTAGCGTGTCCGACGCGAATCGTGATCATTGTACTGGTGGCGTTAGTGTGCAGAAAAACGGTGGAACGTAGAAGTGTCCTGGGAAGTCAAGACGTAGCAATTCAGCATTATGAAGCTCTATGAAGCGTTTGCGTTGTTCGGCATTCAAGTGCTGAAAGTAGAACTTTGTAGTGTTAATTTGGCGTGTTGTCCAGACCCACTGTGTGGGATCGTCGCCCCTTGGACTATCTGGCGCACGAAACGTTTGTTGGAACTGCGCTCCACAAAAATTACGCACGTAGACCTTATAATTCTTGTCAGTCGGCGTGAGTGTAACGTCGCGAAGTTCGAGTCGTGCCATGAATACGTCTGGGTCGAGCGATCCACAAAAACTACAAGTGTTATCTGGACCCCAAACATCAGACCCAAATGCCTTGAACATTACGCCTTCTGCGCGTCGTGGGCACGAGTGAATTGGCGAACCAGCGCGGCGCGGGTGGCTCGCCAATAGTTTGTCTTCGAAATCGTTCGACATTATTCTCCCCTAGCGACCAGTATCAAGGCACGCTGTCCCATGATGACCTCTTCTCCATGCGCTCGACACGCGCTGTGTGGTTTGCCCTCTCTGGCATATCGCGCTCGTCATCGAGAGCCACTGTGATGCGACGGCTGACAGCTTCATACTTGAGCTTCACCGCGTTGCCAAGTTCATAAAGAGCTTCCTTCTTCTTGAGCATCTCGTCTGCCTTGGCGTCGTCCGAGTACTTGAATCGTGCGCGCTGGTACGACGCCGAGGACCATAGGTAGCGTAGATAAGCGAATAGATTCGCCAGCCGCGCAAGGAGATAGTCGAGGCGCTGACGCTCGGCATTCTTGTCGGTCGAGTTACCTTCTGGTACTTTAGCCAGCACCAGCGGCTCTAGAATCGCGAGCATATCCTTGAACGAGATTTCTGATAGGTTATTCACCGTCAGATTCTTGATCGTGGAAATCTCGTCGAATTCAGCGTCCATGTGACTTTCGCTCGTCATCTTAGCGCACCGTTACAAGGCCCTTTTGGGCCAGATCGTACTGCATTTGCGCAACCGCGTTACCAAGCTGGAGTAGCGGGGCGCTCATGCGCCGTTCCATCGCGGCGAGCATTGACCCAGCAATGCCGTCTTGGATAACGTCCTTCACCAGCTTTTCGAGTTCTGCCGGATGATCGGCGATCCATTGATCGACGACAGTTTCTACGTGCGTCTTCGCCGCTTCCTGGAGCCACTCTACCAAGTATGGCTGGAGAGTCTCCGTGCCGCCCCAAGAGCTACGCTGTACCGTGCGCGGCTTTGTAAATGCTTCGTCCAATGTCCGTGCGATCAGAGCGCGAATATCGTCGGCTTCGATGAGATCGCCCAACTGGTCTTGGATTTTAGCGATGATCTTCTCTTGGAGCGGCGTCGGTCCGATGAGGTTTGTCATTTTGACAGGTTGTGTTGGTGGATTAGATCGGAAAAGGTGTACATGTCGAGCATCAGCCACCGCTCGATAGATTCTAGATCGTGAAGATGAACATCAACCCACAGCGGTGAAGTGAACTCGACAATCGGGACAAAGAACCCATTCTCGTTGCCCGACGCCATGATCGAAAGCGACTGCTCAACACGGAGTCCGGTTTGCGCGACGAACCACCTGCAATCGTTCTCGCGCATGAACACAGCCGCAACTGATACCTGCATTCCCTTGTTGCGCGTTATGATGATCGGAGTCCGACCATTAACGGCGCCCTTCTGCATCTGCTTAATCCACTTAGCCTTCACAGAGAAATTCGGCGATTTCGGCTGTGTCTTGCACTCTGCCGACCAGTATCCATCTTTCTCGTAGAAGCCATCCACTACGTCGCCGCCGCCCCAATCAACCATGGCTCCAGAGTATGGAACTCTCGTCCAACGTAGGTAGTCAGCAACGGACCGCTCGAACGCGCGGCCACGATTCTTATTGAGTCTACCTACCTTGGAGAAGTCTGTCATAGCCCGAAGCTCTCTAGCATAGCTAGCGCCTCACTCGCCTTTTCGCCTTGCTGGAATCGCACATCGCGGTCCATTGACTGGATCAGCTTGCGAACCATACTGGCCATCTGGCTGAAACGCGCTTCGCGGATGTTACAGTAGAAATCAAGTAGACGACGCGCTACCTCGTCTGTGTGTTCGGGATCGATCCACAACGTGCCGTCTGTGTCGATCGTCAGAATCGCATTACTTGGCGTGCCAGCGGACACCACCAATGCGAAATGCTTCGCATCTGGGACCCTGATCGCTAGATCGGTGTCAGTCATCGTAATCCTTCCCCTTGTTGCGTTGAAAACCACCGCCCATGTCGTGCTCTTCGAACTCGTCGTCTAGATCCCAGAGGGGATTGTCTTCCTCTGGGTCGCGTTCGCGATCGTTGTCTTCGTCTACGTGGCCTTCGGAAGGCTCAGGCAGTTCGTTGTCTTCATCGTAGGCGTGAAACCACTCGTCGTCTTCGTAAGACATCTTAGTCTGCAGCTTCCGCCTGTAGGATGAGGGCGCGGATGTAGTCCACGAGGTTTGGCTCTTCCTTGATCGCGTCTTCGAGCGCGGCACGACCAGCGAATCGCTTATCTTCGCCTAGAACCTCGCCAGTTTCTAGATCGACCATTGGCAGGTAGAACCACGATCCGGACTGACGAATTGCACCGCACGAAATGGCCGTATCAACCATATCGCTTGTCAAGTCGAGTCCCGTACTGTACATGAGGTCGAATTCGGACGTCTGGAATGGCACGCCGACCTTGTTCTTGATGATGTTGGTGCGCAAGCGATGGCCAATTCGCATGTCTCCCTTCTTGTAAACTTGGCCTGGCTTGATTTCAACGATCATCGACGCGTAGTGACGTAGCGCCTTGCCGCCTGGAGCATAGAGTTGCTTACCGCCCTTCCACCAGCTAGGCGGATTTGGGTTCTCGCGCATCTGGTTGACGAACATTACCGCTGTTCGCTGATGCAGAGTCGCGACAACTTTCGGTAGCTCTTCGGAGTGCATTCGCGCGACTGCGGCTCGACCACCAGCCTCACCAGCCGCTGTGTCAATCGCGTCACGTGTGGTCAATGCAGTTGTTGAATCAAACCCAACGACATCGAATTGACCGCACGACGCCATTTCGCGTAGAAGGTCATACGCCATGTCAAGCGTTGTTGGGCGGCGTACAAATGGTGCGAGTTCCTCCCAATTGACACCCAATAGGCGCGCAAAATTGGGGGTAAGAGCGTGCTCTGCGTCGATGAATGCACAGCGTCCTCCCTGTGCTTGAGCGTGTGCAATCGTCTTCAACAGCATGAGCGTCTTACCGCTATGTTCCTCGCCCTGCATAATCGAGATACGATTACGAGGGAATCCTCCAATGCCGGTGGACGAGTCGAACGAAGTGATCCCTGTGGGGGCAGGGACCACTTCGGTAGACCCAATGCCGCCGTCGATCGCGTCGATCTTGGCGAGCAAATCCTTAAGGTCTTTCTCGTCTGACATTACTCAGCCACCACGGTGCTCTTGATGTCAACGAGCAGGGTGTCAAGCTGAGCAACCGTGAGATCCTTCAGTCGCGTCTTGCCACCGCCGTGCTTCTTGATGACGTTCACCATTTCGGCAACGTCCTCGAAGCGTGGCATAGCCTCGAAGTAGCCCTGGACCTCTTCCAGTAGCTCGCCGCGCTTCTTCGAATCCTCGGCCTTCTTCGGCTCCGGCTTGTCGGCTTTCGGAGCGTCTGCCTTCTTCGGCGGCTCTGCTGGCTTGTCGGCCTTCGGTAGGGCCTTGGTGTTGCCCTTGCCGATCGTCGCCATGTGCTTCGCGGCAACGCGGCATGCGGCGGCGAGCTGGTCATTCGTGGTGACGTTCTCGGACGCCCATTCCACGTAGCCAGCGTCCGTAACGAGAACGTCGCCGACCGACTTGTCCTTGTGCTTGCCGAATGTGAACTTGATGATCTTGGCCTCGTCGAAGCTCATCGAGTCAGCCATCGCCGCCGCTGGGTCGTAGTCGATGTCCAAACCAGCCTCAGACAACATGCGAATCTGATCTTCTTCGGTCACAGGCGGGAAGACGTTCTCCCACTTCCACGCCTCGTCGCTCTCCATCGCCTGTGTGACCTCGGCGACATTCAGATCGAACGACTTCGGTGAAGCGGATACTGCGTACTCGGTGTCGCGGCCTTCGCCAGAACGCGTGATCGTGATGTCGTACCCGTTCAGATGGCCGTTGTTGTTGTAAATCTCACGCAACTGCTTGAAGATGGCTGGGCCACCCTGCAGGATGCGGATTTCGCCACCTTCGGCGACCGGACGCTTCTTGTCGTCGAGAGCGTAGACCCACGCCCTCATGTTGAACTGCATCGTGTCCGGATAGCGCTTGCCATTGCGCTTTAGGATGAAGTTGTCATCCGCCTTTGCTGTCGCTGGAATCGAGCGGAAGACCTCCTGCCCACCCTGCACCTGCGAAATCTTGTGGACCCGCGTCGTGTGCGGTTCCTCGTCGAGCACGCGTAGGCGTAGCGTCACGCCTGATTCGAACTGCACGAACCTACCTGCACCACCACTACCTCGCCCTGCTCTGTCGATGTCGCCCCAAGCCATGCTGATATCCTCGTTAAAGATGTGTATGGGAGTCTGATGACTACTAGGTATTGTACGCGCGACGGTTATCGGCTAAACGTCGTAGATGAACTGGAGTGAATCGGTGAGATTAATCGTGTGGTTGTCGTCTGGGCCGGTCTTGATGTAGCCGACGCGCGGACGCATAAAATGGCTGTATCCGTCGAAGATTCCGCGCAGGAACAGGTTGAGCTTCGCCACTATTTCGCTATTCGGGTCGTCACGAAGAAGAGCGACGAACCCATCAGTGTCCATACCGTAAAGGCGATGGTCGATATAGTCCGCGAACGTAACGGCCAAGAAGTCTGGCATGCAGACGTCGAACATCCGGTGTAGGCGGTGATTGTCGATTTCGAAGATGCGACGTACGCGCTTCGTAACCGTAGTGCGCTCGATCAGCGGGACAGGGGACCCACTGCGCTGAGTAATCTCATCCCACGTCATTTCACGTCCACCGAACGGACCGGAGTTGCCGATCTGTACTCCGTTCTCGTAGACGTTACCGACGCGAATTGGGTACGTCCGGATCGTTGCCGTGACGCTACGCACGTATGTATCTGGAATGCCTAGATCGGCCAGTACTTGCATCGGCGTGGTTTGGCGGCTCGTGCAGTATGGGTACGCGATCCCGTGATGGATGTCTAGGTCGAAACCCTGCGATCCTTCGACCAGAACATTCTTGCCAGCGCGTATCGCGTTCAGCGTCAACGCGGTGGTGTCTGTGATGAACGGCTTCAACCATGGAATGTCGCGAGCGAGTTGTACATCCTGCGACCGCATGACCTTACGAGCCAGAGCACGACCACATCCCTTGGCAGTAGAAGCCAAGTAGATTGTCTTCGAGCGCTCATATTCTGCATCATCAGGAGATATGATCATCGCTCGATCGCTGATCCGCAGTCGCTGGTCCGCATTGTAGGCGGAGCACTCGTTCAACTCGGTTTCGAGCCGACTGAGGGTGATTGCTGACGAAGGGCCAATCACCAGATGTGGGATGTCGGGGTTGACCACTCCGACAGGGAGTTGCTGGACCATCACCTTCTCACACGCTGGCGGTCCACTGATCCAAGTGTGACCAGCGTTTGTCATGAACGTGCAAGCGGCGATTTCGTAGTCGCCTCGAAGGGCCATATGCCCGACGATGGCTCCCTTGCCTTCGCTACCTGCCTGACCACCGAATACTACGTCTGCTCCGTTAGTCAGCAGATTCCTGTGCGTCCGCATCTTTAGCCTTGCCCCCTATGAGTGAACGTGCCTTGAGCGACGGTGATACAAATGTCTTACGTACAAGCGCTGTTAGCTCGTCCTTGAACTCTGGGCGGGCCTTGATGAATCGGTCGATTGCGGTCTTCTGCACGGAAATCACGCCCGACAGTAGGGTGATCGCTTCGTGTTTCTGGAACACGGCGACTACGCCCTTGGCGTCAACGGCAGAGCGCGAGTTCTGTGATAGATATAGCTCGCGCTGGCCGACCTGTAGCGGCTCGCCTAGGTTGTCGTTGACGATCTTGGCTCCAATCATCGCCTTGATTTCGTCGGTGCGCTTATCGATGATCTTGCTCAGGTCCGAGAGACGTTCCATCTCGTCGAACATCGCGTTGATCGCCTCGTCGGAGTCATTCTTCTCGGTGATTATTGGAAGAACTTCCATTGTAAGGACGGCTTGGTACGCGGAGCAGGTACCTCGGATTTCACACCAGCGGCAGTACTTATTGATCCGCTCTTCCGGCCTTTGCGAGGCCGCAATCTGTTTCCAAAGCGTAGGCAAATAGTGTCGGAGCGTATCACGTGCATGGTCGTCAAACTCGACAGGGAATCGACCGTGGCGAAGCATGTCAAAGATACAAGTGACTGAGACGGCTTCGGGGTACAAAGCGCGAGCCACCAGATCATAAATGCCAAGTTGCTTGCTATTCTCGACATATTCCCGTGTGAACGGTAGAATGTTGGTCTTGTAGTCGTAGACTTCGACATGGATCCCGTCGTCTTTGTGTGCGATGTCGATTCGGTCGATCTTCGACACCACCGGAGTGTGACCGTGCGCCAAAATGCGTTCGACTTCGGTATCTACGTACTCACGATCGTTCACAACGTGGACCGTGTTACATTCGACGTCTAGAACGAACGCGAGTTCGGTTGCTACCGTGGTGCCGTGGCGCTCGAAAATCGTGCGGCTCAGGAAATCGACGAGCTTATCCTGCGCCAGCGTGTAGAACTCCGGATCGAGACAGCCAGACAGCGCGAACTGCTTATCGAAATACGCCAGGACGTCTTCCTGCGTAAATCGATGTTCGAGCATCAACAGGTTGTGGAAATGTTCGAGTGTGTTGTGTGTAGCTGTGCCGAATCGCGTGGAATCTGTTCCTTCGTTGTCGTCGCCCAAGTCTAGGCGCCTAGCGTACGATCGCCAAGCTCTATTGGGGCAGTCGAGCCACCCATTTATAAGTGTGGTCGACAAGTACTTCAAACCATCTGGCATGCTTGCTCCGTGGTTGGTCGCGCTGGCCTCGTCACTGTATCGCTAGTGCGCTTACGCCCCCTAATACGCCTACGGCCACCATAGGCTTCAGGTGGCCGTGCGGAACGTAACGACGAGGCCAGCGCGTTACGCCTGTGCCGCCGCATCTAGCCCCTTTTCGTCCAGCGTCAGGTCAGCCATTCCGTCCTCCCTGCGTCCGCACGCGGTCGGCGTGCTTGGTGATGAGATTCCCGACGAACAGGCCCATGATGAACCCGATCATGTAGCCAATCGCGGTCATCGTCTGTTCATCCGTCATTGCGTCCTCCATCGGGGAGCGGGGCGGCGAAGTGATACGAGCGCAGCAGGAAGTCCAAGAACGGCTCGTCAATCAGGCGTTGCGGCCCCAACGTTCCATCGGCTCCACGAAGCTGCACCCACCGCGCACCGCCCTTGTGCGACTTGCCCCACCAGTCCAACGCTTGCTCGACTTCGGCGCGGGTGGGGAGGACTTGGGGTGTTGCCTCCCCCGCTGGCACGCCGTCCACGACCAGCGACTTCAGCCATGCGGCGTTGAGCGTCGCGATCGGTCGGCCAGTTGCGGACGTGATCTTCACGATGGCGTCGTCTGCTCGCTCATCATCGCCAAGCCGAAGCCACTCAGAAATGCGCTCCCGCTGAAGCGTCGTCAGTTCGCGTGTCATTGCGGTGTCTCCGGTGAGGATGGGGCGGGGACGGCGTGCGTCGGGAAGAGGTAGTCGATGTCGTCGTCATCAAATGCGATTTCCTTGCCTTCTGCATCGTAGTAGAACTCCTCTGGTCCTCCGCACCCCGTGTCGTGCTTCTCACAGACAGTCACGACAAGTACGGCGTTCGCAGGGTCAAAGTCGTTGCGCGGCATATTGCTCATCTTCCGCCCGCACGCACGGCATTTCACGTGGATGCGGTCAGCGCGATGCTTCTTGAAGCCAGCGAGGATGTCTGTCACCGTTCCTCCCATGAGGACGGGGCGGGGCGAAGGACGGCATGCTTGCCATCAAGACGGCTAGCGCCCCCAAGAACGGGATGCGCCGGAAGAATCCTGCGTTACCGTTCACGCGGCACCACCGAAGATTGGATTGGTCGGTACTGCCTTGTCGCCGAGCGGGTGGCGCTTGAAGACGCGCAGGTATCCGACGACGATGGCCTCGTGCTTGTTGGCCACGTGGCGCCGTGCACCCTGCGCTAGAGCCATCATCTGATTATACGCGAATCCACTCGTCCGCGTCCTCTGATTGGTCCGATTGACGCTCATCTTGACGAAGTGCTTCACCAGCCCATCAGCACGGCGAGGGCGGTTCCGCAGTCCGTTCTGGAACTTGTCAGTGAGGACGACTGCCTCGCGCACGGGGCGCTCGGCTGGGATTCGAATGCTACCGTAATCCCGCATGTACCACGGGAGGGAGCATTCGATACAGATGGCGATTACCGGACCGCCATCATCGGGGTGTGTCGCGTGCGAGCACACTCGGTTGTTCGTTCTCACTTCTTGTTCCTCGGAGTTGAGCGCTTACGCGCGGTGGGCCTACTGGTCTTGTTCGGCACGAAATCGCGTGATCTTGTTGAGGTCCTCGGCACGTGCATGTGGCAACGGAACATTCCACTGAGCATGTCGTCGAGTGCCAAATCGATAATGCTCTTCGCATCGACGTACTCATGCGTACCGACGAAGATTTCGATTACACGCTTGCCCCAGATATTCTTGGGGATGTACACCGTTGTCGTCTTCGTCTTGCCCAACCGACACGTGTAGCGGAAGTAGTTCTCGGTCTCCCACTCGAAGT